CCCCTTCGTCATTCAAAATAGTCATAATATGAATATGTTGAATAACTGCTACAAATTAAAAAAGGCCAAGGCAAACTCGTTATGAGTTCACTCTTGGCCTTTGAAAGACTCTGTGTTATTTAGACGCTTGAAGCGTTCTTATTGTTTAATCTTATTAATATATTTACAGTTTCGGCACTTGATTTCTATTTCAAAATGACCTCCTGCTTTAAATAATAAGCTATGACATTTTTTACATCTTACCTCTTTCATATTCCCTTATATTGTTTTTATAGTGTTGTCAAGTATATAATTATCTTGCCGGTTTTTGTGATCCAGCCTGTTCCTGCATTGCCATTTGCTGCTGCATAGCTTCTTCCATCTGTGCTTTCATTGCAAACTTATGATAATCGGTATGGGCGATAATAATTGCCTGGCTGTCCGGCAATAAATCTTTAAATTGCTGGCCAACAATAAAGTCTCGGTGAACATTATAATGAATAACATGATTGTCGTATTTGAATTTTGGATCGCTAACAACTTCAATAGCTTCCTGTGGTTGCTCAGGTGTTGAATCGGGATTATTCATCGTAAAGGCTATCCCCGGGAGAACATTAATATCAACATCCTCGCCCTTAATCCGGATCTGTGTTGTTTCATAAGTTTCATCTTCGCTTGCATGGGCAATCAGTGAATTTTCGCCCTGTGCTCTCTGTACATCTGTATTGTTTTTATCTGCGAACCCAGAAAGACCCATCTTCCGCATTAACTCTTCCCTAAACTCAGGCTCAACCTGTGATTCTTGCGAAAAGAAACCAGCCTCAATCAGCTTAAGGAACATTTGAATTTGTCCGGTTTTTGTAGAAGAAAGCCCGGAGCTTAATTCAAGCCTCACGTCTGTATTGTCTCTTAGGTCAGACCCCTTGAATGTTCTTATTTCAACATCATTACCTTTCCCTGCCACCTTTATCATTCGCTCTTCAGTGTAAAGCTGCTTTGCCAATATAAGGCTTTTCCTTTTGGCCCTTTTGATAGACCGGTAAAACCTCATAACGTCGGGAGTGTGCCCCTGCTCGGCGGCTTCTCTTAATGTGTCAACCATAACACCCGATGCTTGAGCGCTTGGTGCTTGCCCTCTCATAACATTTTTAGGATCTCCTGCGGCTTCTTGTGCAACCTGCCTATGTATCTGCCTTTCGTCAAGTACTTGAGCTGGCAGTGGAATACCTTGTTTAAACTCAGGTTTTTGGCCACCACTCGTAAGTGCATCATACTTAAGGATAAGAAGGTGCTCTCCATAATCGGTTTTCTTTTGGAGTTCAACATTAGAAGCCATCGTAACCATGCTGCGCCCAAGTGACTTTCTGTTGACTTCAAGAGCCTGGTCGATTTGATTTATAGTGTTCTGTGGGCTTATTAAATCATTCACGCCGGCATCAGACCAAAAACGCCCAGGAACATAATAATAATGAAAATCAGTTAAAGTGTATTCCCATTTCCCTTTTTCGTCTATTGGTATGGGCATTTTATCGTGTGCAAACAGCACCTGACCACAGCAGGTTCCGACATACCTACCCTTTGGATACCTCATATCGGGTTTATACTCGATCTCCTTGAATATGACCATATCGTCGCCCTCAACGTCAGACAATGATTCGAGTCCTGCCCCCTTCCATGGAGATACGCTTGCAACCATCTTCATTAACTTTTTTTGATAGTTCGTGGCCTGTTCCGCTTCGTCGGTGGACAAACTTACCTTGAAGGCGTCCTCAACCCATTCCCTTGGTTTGACAGACTGAACCCCGACAGCTCGCTTTCTGTTCATGCTTTCACCAAGTAGATCAACACGAACGTTAAATAAAGATACACTTTCCGATACAACTTCACCGGTTTTAAGCATATCTCCCTTTTCATCAATATACCATTGGCCTCGATCCAGCTCTGGATAAGTTCTCATAAATGCAGTGCCGGATAAAACCATCCACATTGCCACCTTCTCTTTTTCGTCAAGAAACTCTTCATCGTTAGCCGTTTCCATGTCTTTAAGAACCAGCTCCCCAAGTTTTGCGGCTTCTGCGTCCTCTACGTCTTCGCTGTTAGGCCATATTGATACGGAAAAGTCTTTGTTTAGGATAAGCGACTTCATTGAGCGAACATAATCTCTTATGATGTTCGATACTGGCGTCGGTGGTGAGTTTTTCTTTACGATCCGTCTGAAGATCTGTTCCTGCTTTGCCCAGTTCATCCACTGTTCGCCCATATAATACAGAATATTCCTGAATGTAATGCGTTGAAGCATTTGCATGGATAAGTCTTGATCAATATTGAAAAACTCTTGAACGGTTTTAAGGACGTAATCATTTGCCAGTTTATTCACTGGAGCTGTTTTGCTATTCATGGTTGTTTTCTCCAATCATCACAAATTCCACATGGCTGAATTTCTCTCCCTGTTGACCAGGCATCAACCGTTTCGGCCAAAGTGGATCCAGAGTCAAAGTCTACGCCTTTTTTACAAAAACATTTTTCAATGCCCTTATGGAAGGAAGATACAGTATAGAGGGATATACAATTATGGCATCCGTTTTGTTCTCTATAAATTTTCATCCACTACCTCCTTTTAGGTTTAAATCCGTGCTTAACAGCGTTCAAGAGCCGCACCTGTCTCTTTGCGTCCCTTAACGTCGTTTTTTTGGCTTTTACACCATGAGGGCTGGTCACGCTAACCTTACCGCCCCTTAATTTATTAATCTTGTATGGCATTTTCCTCTAATCCACCGGCATAAGGTCAGCCTCTTCGCTTGACTCCACCTCGCCAATATATTCAGGCTTTTGGGGTTTAGATGAAGCAATAATCCTATTTCTCATATAATCATCATGCGAATTGGCCATTAATCGATTCAATAAATCATCTTCCCTTTTGGTGTTTTGCCATTGTTCGATAATATTCATAATTAAAAGAAAAACGCAAACTCCGCATAAAATAAGAACGTTGTAATTGGTTTCCATTATTTTTTGCCCTTCTTAGCAGCAGGCTCTTTGCCGTGCCCCATGATCGGGAGGGCTGTCACAACTGGATCACCCTTGCCAAGACTTATGTGATAAGCTCTAATTGCATCAATGTGCATAATTTCCTCCTTTTAGCTATTCCGTTTCGTTTTCATCGAGCTCTTTTCTAAACTCGTCAAGTTCTGACCATGCCGCTTGATCGATATTGCCAAGTTTCGCCCTGGTAGCTGCAACCCTTTTGGCGTGTTCTGTGTTTTGGACATCGGAAGGAACCAGACTTAATGGTCTTGCCATGCAAATATGACAAGCCTCGTCGTAAATATGATCTTCCTGTTGGGTGTCTATATCTTCCGGGTTTATATCATCAGCGCACAACGCAGGTATAGTCCGGATGAATTCTTTACAGGTATCATAAATCATCATCATCGGCATTGAATCTTTTGGAATAATTAATCTTTCTCTAAACTGCCTGATCTTTAGAATTCTCAATGCGTCAGATGGCCTCAGTTCTACCCCTTTGCCTTTAAAAACCTCTGCGGTACTTGGACCTTGCCCCCCGCCTCTGTAGTCGGGCTTTTTGTTAAAACAATCATTCCCGGCCAGTCTTATTATTTTCCTATCATTAATACCAAAAGCTTTTTCTTTCTCTAAAATCCCCTCTGCAATAAGCGAATCTTCGAGCCTTAAGCCCTCGTTCGGCGTCCCGTTCCACCCATACCACTCTGCAAACCGGAAAACCCTGTTGTCTGCATCAACCCACCACCAGCCAATTGCAAACGGAGCCCCAAAACCCCAATCAAATGTCATATAAATTGGAGCATAATCGGGGACCGGTACCGGTTTGATAATGTGATATTCCCTCGTGAGGTTAAATGCCTGCCCGATAAAAACGTCCCAATCCCCTTTAATCCATGCCTTTTTTAGTGCAGGATCTTTGATTGAAAGAAGCCGTGCAACATAAAGAGGATCGTTTTCACATAAAATACGGTTATCCTTAAGAAAGGAAGGAATGAATATCCGCGTTTCCTGGAAATCTCCTTCCAGTTTGTGGTACATGATGGTTTTTGGTTCTACGCCTGAGCCTGTGCCAAGTTTGAAATATTCCTTAACTTCATTATGGCCTGGCCCACCGGGGTTGCCAGTACCAAAGATGTGGCACGGAACTCCGTATGGAGATCTAACAGAGCCTTTGAGTTTGTCCACCATTTTGGTGAAAAACGGAAACGTTGTACACTCGTCAATCCCTACTTCGCTATTCTTGTTGACAAGAAGAGAATCGCCTGTTATGTAGTGATTTGCGTCTTCAACTGTCAGGTCATAAACTTTCGCTTTCCCATAAAAGGAGATTAAACATGCCGAGAAAACATTTTCCTCGCTCACTTCCCGAACCAGCCCGCTGTAAGGGTGCCTATACTGCGATACACCGCCAGGGATATATTCTTGAATACTGCCCTGAACACCCCGCATGTATTGCGAAAAGCGGAATGGTAATGCAACATCGTCTTGTAATGGAGTGCCACTTAGAACGCTTCTTGTCTGGCCAAGAGGTTGTTCATCATGAAGATAAAGACCCGAAAAATAATTTGATTGACAATCTGCAGCTATTCCCAAACCAAGCTGCTCATATGCGATACCACCAGAAAAAAAACGCAAAAATTCATAATCCGAAGAATGTTGCTGTGGTGCTGGAGGCTGCTGCCGATCCAAGCATAAAGATCGCAGATGTTCCCCTATCTCGCAGTCTTGTTTGGAAGATATGCAAGAATTATGGCGTATCGTGGAAGTCTCTAAAGACCGAAATTGACGTTGGGGCGGCTTATAAAGTACTGAGAGAACACTCACGACAGGAAGCAACGAAGATCCTCGGGGTATCTCTTCAGTGGTTATGGAATAGGCATCCAGAATTGATGCGTAAGACTGCCACCCGGAAGCTGTTAAAATGGGGTGCTGAATCGGATGAACCTGAGAACCAAACGGAGTAATAGCCTCAACACAAAGATCAATCCGTGGAGACATCCGGTGAAGAACTTTTTTAGGGCCTTCAAGCGTTATTACCATGTCACCTGACGTTACGTTTTGAATGGGCCTGAAAGAACCGTCCGCCATTATTATTGGAGTGTTTTCGGCGACACAATATTGTTGGCCAACATGGTCATTCACTCTTTCAAGCCTATCGATAGCTGCTAATATTACTTGTGCGCCATTTTTAACCCTAAGATAATTAGTTTGCTGATCGCCGCCTATACGTTCAGCCGGTAACCCGTTTTGGATTAAGATATCGATTCTTCGGCGCATTTCCTGAAACTCTTTATATTTCCGCCTTAACATTAAGCCGTTCCAACGGCCCTTGTATAATTCTGCGCCTCTGAGCTGTCTCCCAAGCAAACAGTCTGACTTCCCTCCGCCCCTGGAACCACCAAAAAAAGTAAAATCAGCCGGGCAAGTGGCCGCTTCAAGCTGCGGCCCTGGTTGAGGCGTCCAGAAGGCCATAAGACTAATTACCAGTATCGTTAGTTTTTTCACGGTTTTCCTCGGCCTCTTTCATTTGTGTTTCCCACTCAGAAAGAGTTAATGGCCCTGAAGGGAAGGCCGTTATGTCGCCCTCTCCTGTTGGTGTTTTGGGTGTCTCTGCATCAAGGTTATATGCCTGTCTCTCCAGGGGGACTAAGCGGCTGGTAGCCATTGTAACCGCATTGTATAATGCTGATTTTTGGGCGATTGGAATTTTGGCGTAAACTTTCTTTCCTTCATTAGTGACTTTAATACAGGCTTTATCCTTTTCCAGCTCAGCTAAGAATTTATTTGCCACGGTCCTACAACGTTCAATGACTTCCCGGTGTCTCGATATTATCTCAACGCCAACTTTGGCGGCTTCTTCGATTGCTTCACTTTCAAATTGCTCCTGTTCCTTCTTTGTTTTATTGTGAACAGTGTTTATAGATTTTTGTTTTTTGTTCACCAGTTTTGCTTGCACCGACTGGCGAACCCGCTTGGTTAAGTCTCTTTCAATCCCTTCTTTAACTTTTAGTTTGTAAACATAAGCCGGTGAACACCCATGTTTTTTAGCAATCTGTCTGAACGTTAGCATCCCTGCGGCAATCTGCTTACAAATAGCCTCTCGGTCAAAATGCTTGCGTTTTGTCTTTCTCTTTGGTTTATCCTTTCCGCCCTTGATTACCTTCACGCCTATATAAACCTCGCTGCTTTAATAATTCTTTTATATTCAAACGCTGGGATTTTGGTGTTACGATATTCGGAGTGCTTATTGCTTAAAACAATATCTCCGGTTTTCCTTTTAAAATAGTAATAGTTGTAGTTGCCAGTGTTGGTAATAGCAACAAGCTCCCAGCCCCTTGCCCCTTCTTTATTCAAAACCCTGCTTTTCATTTCTGCCCTTCTCTGTACTTTATGCAAAAGTTTTGTTAATATTCTTTTGTTTTGGTCTGCCGTCTGAAGGTTCTTTATTCGTCTCTTCATCGCAGCTCGCCTTATAACACACAGGGCAACCCAGGTACTTTAAATCTTCTGATAGAGAAATCCATTCCTTTTCCCCGCCGCATTTTATACAAATTGGCCCTCTTGCCTGGCTTTGAGTGTTTTCACCCAAAAAACGACCCCCTAAGTTGCGTTGTATTAGACTGTCTCCCCTCTATCAAGGGGAGAATGTGCGTGTTTAATGGTTTATTTTCCAATAGATACAAATTTTACATAACTCCAAACAGCCAATAAAACACAAATGCAGGTAAACGCTAATCCTAAATTAATTGCTACCATTTTTGTCCCCTTCGTTTAAGTGTTAATCGTTTCCCTTTTGAATCCTCACCATTTGTCTCTTTTTCCGTCTTTGGTTCTCAACGGCTTTCGCGCCCATGGCTTTCGGGTTATATCTGCTTTGCCGTTCCAGCTTTTTTGCCTCTCTGAGCTTCATCCGTTTCTCTTTTTTCCCTTCCCGGCTTAATCCAAGCTTATTCGCCCAATATTCTACGGTTTCTTTTGCGCTCAACATAACGTCCCCCATTTATACAAAATATTATTATCCATACTATATCTTTTTCATCTAAGGCGCTGTCTTGACCTTAACCCTGTTTATTGGATCAATCGCAAAGTCCGCAAAGCTTACCACAGATTTATACACAATTTTAGCTGCGGTTTTAACCATGCGATCTTTTAAG